ATCTACACAAGGCTATTCGTCGGCAGCGTCAGATGTGTATAAGAGACAGTATATATACAGCAAAAAACTCTAACATTCTTACAACCCTTGGGAGAGTAGGGTTATAAGTGTTAGAGTTTTTTTAGATTTTCTAACTTTCTAACAAACTTTGGAGGAAATTTGTTATGTCCGTACCAATAATATACCACGATTATAGGTTTACTGCAAGCAAATCTGGAACAACAATATCAACCGGCTGGCTGTGCATTTTTTTAATTGACCAATCGGATAGATCGTTTTTAAATACCGGCTCAGTATTACCAGATTCAATATCTTCAATCCTGCTTACCTCGGCTTGTAGTGATTCAATCATATCTTGGCTATATTTCACATTTGCCACATCGTACACGCGATAATTCAAGCTTGTTTTATCAATGGCTACAATATAATAGTGCTCACGATCAGCCATGTTTAAATAAATCAGCGCTTGCGTTAGATAGTGCGTGCTGTAAATCCAATCGTCATACCCATTAGGGCCCCATACTTTGTCGAAATTTTTAACGGTAACGAATTTATAATCTAGGATCGCATCATCACTGATTAAATCGAAACGTCCTTCAAACACCCCGTTATCTGCGTTCTGCTCGGTTTTAAACCCACCATGGATAATTGAACTGCGTATGTGCTTGGCTAGCGCTATCGAGTTGCTAAGTGTCTTAAACGCGACCTTAACGCCTGCTTCTTCAATTCCACGACGGTAAACTGATTTTTGTTCGTTTTCGTCAAGTTCAGGTTCTTCTCCGGCCAATTCAGCATGAGCTATCTTTCCATAGACCAAAGCATCATTTGGCTTGGTGTCGTAAGCTGTGGGATCGTGTAGAACATAATGTGCATAGGCGCGTGCTTCGTTGTCTAAATATCTTGAAATTCTCGTAAAACTGTATGATGTCATAATTAATAACCTTTCTGTGACCAGATCAGGTTGTCAGCCCGATCATCAGTTATATCTCCATTGACATGCTCGACACATCGATAATTATATGGATTAGGTACGAACAATCTCGCAACCAAAGTGGACAACTGGTATGGATCACCTTTTATACTAACCATTGACCGTCCATCTTTTAGCACTGTTTTAGTTAGCACTCGTTGTTTAATTACACGTTTGACACCACGTGCATCGGTCACTTCACGTTCAAGGCTAATTGCTTGGCCTTCAGAAGTTACCGCATAACCAGCGATCCATGGCAATTTTTTGATTTCACCAACCGGTGTGACATGCATCTCGATTTTATCTAACAACATACTGTCGCTAATTTTTCCACGCATTTTTAACAATTCAACCACATCATTCATGGCGATCACCTTTCTTAAAAGCATAAACAATAATGCCACCTAACACTAACCCGATCAATAAACTTGGAATATCAATAACTAACATATAAATCACCCTTTCATTTCTATGCTTATTATATTATCACCAATCTAGTCAAACTACAATAGTTTTTTGAAATAAAAAAACACCGCCAAATGAATGACGATGTGAAGGTTAGCGAGGTATGAAAGGTAGTTCCCTCGGTGTCGTTAATTATACCATGAAATCAGATAAATAAAAAGCCACTCCGCTAAGAATGACTTAATCGCGCCCGTGTGGTAGTTCAGCCAACCATCGTTGGCGCTTGCTGAACTCTTTAATAACTAATTATATTACTTAAACGATCCTAACGCAATCCCGTTTTCACGAACAGCTACATAATGCCATGCACCGCCAGTTGACTGATAAGCTGCATAGATATAATTACCGTTGCGGATATATCCTTGATATTGAACACTCTCACCACGGTAGTAATTAACGCCCGTATATGACGTTCCTGGGCGATTCCAGACACGTAATGTCGTGTTAGCGGTAAATGTACCAGATTCACGTTTAACGCCACTAGGTAGCTTCGTATGGTTTGCTACTGGCTTAGTTTGTAGAATTTCAACGTTTGATTTCGAAATCCAACTGTTGATACCAGATAACAATACTTTTTTACCACTGACTTTGGCAACCGTATACGTTTGACCCTTTACCCAGCTTGGAATCTGCTCGCCTGTCGACCAGTGAACTGCCGAAAAGTTAACCTTGACCTTATCCCCAGCTTTAATTTCATGCTTAGGTGTATCTTGAGCAATTTTACCAACATCAATAGCCGGGGTGTTAGTGTGCGGATTATCGTTCTTAGTATATCCGTTATCAGTAATTCCAGTAAGATCAATATTGCCATCAAGACCACCAGCAATATACGTGCTAGTAAATTGGAACAGTGCTACATTTTCCCATGATGGGAAGTAGTTGTAGTTCGGCTTAGGCGTGACATTGTAGTCCGGATATTCTCCAAGCCATAGTTTGTAAGTGCTCGAAATCTGGCTCAAATAAATATGGGCATTGAAATAGTTCAGGTAGCCGTACAACATAGGTGTATATTCATAATCACTAACTTGTTTTAGCGCAGCTTTGATTGCATCCGTGTTAGCTTGTTTTTCAGCTGGTGTACTGACGTATTGATAGCCGTTCCATTGACTAGCCGTTGCACCGTCCTCATAATCAATAGCCACAATCGATCCTTTTGGCGTTTGAACTTTAGGTAACATGTAATCAAGCATAGCCTTTGCTTGCGTTTTGCTTGAACCAAATTCTCCCCATAGGTACGTATGTGCACGTTTACCAGCAGCAATTGCTGAAGCCACTTGTGTTTTGTAAGTCCATTGGTCGTATAGTTTGCCGTGAATCGTACCACCAGCTTGCGAGATAACAAACTTATCTGACGGGTAGGCAAACTTACCGTTAGCCCCTTGATAAACCGCCCAGTCAACGCCTTGATCGCCTTTCGAAGCCATTGCAGTTAATGGCATTAGGAACAGTGCTAACGATGCTACTAACAGTAATAACTTCTTTTTCATGCTATTCCTCCGTTGCTGGTTTAGCTAAAGATCCTGATGCAATTGCTTCTGCCACAATCGACTGTGCAGTGGCCGCCACCGACTGTGCATCAGTGCTTTTTGGTGTATCATCAGTTGCTTGCGGATAAGTTTTGTATAACTCATCTTGTAAATCGGAGAATGCTTTTTCAACAGCATTCTTAACAGTCATTTCATCGGCATTCGTAAATCCTAATGAATTTAATCCATTAATTACATACTGAACTGCTTTTGACTTTTTAGCTTCACCAGATAAATATTTATTAACGCCCAACTGTGCTGCAGCCGTGACAGCCGCTTCGGCCAATGGTGTCAATGCGTTTAACAACGATAAAGCTTTTTTGTTATTAGCTAACACTTTACCGATCCATGCGAACACAATCGGAATTAGTGCCGTAGAAATTGCCACGATCAACTCTGAAATATTATTCATGTTTCTCATCCTGCTTTCTTAATTCATCGTTCTGTTTCTTCAAATCTTCAATTGCCCGCTTCAAATCTTCTTCGTTGTGATCGGGACGCTTCGTACCGTAGAATGCGGTAAGAAAAGCTACTGCAATCGATCCAGCCGTTGTGATTAATGCGGTAATAACAGCGTCACTCAATTATGTCAGCCCCTCACCACGATTTCGTTAATAATTGATGCCAACACGAATGCAGCATACATACTTTCAAATCCGACAACGATCCCTTGCTCCCAATCCCACAGCATAAATACTATGAAGAATAATAACCATACAAACGTCAATAGCCCCGTCATGATTGATTTGTAGGCTAAATTATTTATATTCCATAGTGCATAAACAATCGTAAATGTTCCAACGATCCCCAATAAAAATATAAATGGTGGATCATCGAAATACATTAATAACGATGGTCTTGGCGGATAAAACGAAATTGTATTTTGCCTGATAATAAATAATACACCAATTCCATACGTTTCTAACGCTTTCCAAAGCCAAAATCGGTTGTGCTTTAAATTATTTATCAATAAAAATCACTCCTGTCATAGTTATACAGTAGTTGTATTAATTTTTAACCAGCTACCCCAATCAGACCCAGTTTTCTGTCGCCAAAAAATTTCAGAAGCGTTTGTATAAATATACTGCATAAGCACACCAGATCCTGTATCGATTTGATGAACCATTCCTGCACGCCATTGACCGGCAATTGTAGATGGGAGATGTCCGAAATTGATAGTTCCCCCGAAAGACCATTTACCACTAGAAGTTAGATTATTCAAATCATATGTGCTTGACAGTCCTCTGATTCGCCATTGACCATCTTCAGGGGCGGCAGTGTGTTTATGTTCATAGTATCCTGATTCAAACATCAAGTTGCTAATAGTATATGTTGCTTTACTGCCATCAAGTGTCATTCTCAATCGTTCGCCAAAAACAAAGTTGCGACTGAAAGTAAATAGTTGTGTGATGTGTTGGTCTCCGTTTTTCAAGGTTGCAGTTAATGGAATAGATTGCCATGGGCCTGCAACACCATCATCGGCTAACGTTCCGATATACATCTTTCCATTATCGTAATTGGTGATATTGAGATCAAACGATAGTCTTAGAATTGATTTTGCCGGTGCAAGCGATGGCAAGTCTTCAGGTAACGCCCATTCATGAATGATCTGCCCATTTGTTCTGTTACCAGTAAATGAAAATTTTTCTCTCGTATCAATAGCGAGATTTCTACCGCCACTAACATCAATCGGTGCTGAAACGATTTTATAAGGTTCTGCTGGGTTGTTTGCCCATGAATTATCAGACCCATCAGTTACAAGGCAAACAGGTGCGTCGTATTTAGTCGTTTGCCATAAATTAGCACCATTAGGCGGTAGGAAACCATCTGACTTATTTAATCTAAGTGTGATTGTTCCGTCTTGTTTTTCTATTTCAAAGAATATCTTTGAATACCCCATGTTTTGAGTTGTATGAATATTAACCTCAACGAGTGAACCACTTGCAACGCTTTTAGAGACTCGATAATGATATTCAATTCCTTGACGTGGATAAATGTCATTTACACCTGCATAGATTTTTACTTTAGGCACAGACGTTCTCAAATTAGCTACTCCACTACTTTCAACAGCTGGCTTGTAAAATGAGATTGCTTTTTGAATTATTTTCTCTTGATCGTCTGTGGTGATGTTCATTACTGTAAAGTGCTGCGTGCGTGACCCATCGACCGCCGTTATATTAATCTCATTGTTCCAAGTAACACCGTCTGAGCTTTCCATTCTATAACTGGAATAGTCTTCAAATTCATCTGCATAGCAATACAATTTTCCATCGCCAACCACTAACGACGGGCCTTCACAATGATGAGAAAATGGTATGTCAGTTACATAATCAAATTCTCCAGTGATGCTTGTACCTTTATATAATTGAATTTTAGGGCTGAAATCAGGGAGTCCATAGTGATAGCCATATTTCATAGCTAACCACCAATAGCCATTATAGAATGTTGCGGTATTATCAATGACGTTGGCATACTCATTTTTGTTGTGATAAACCATTTCTTTCCATGCGCCAAATGATAACGTTGTATAATCAAATTTACAGATATAAGATTTATAATCTGATTCAGGAACCCAAAATCCATTTGTACCAGATGTTCCCATAATGTAAAAATTACTACCATCAATTACAATTTCCGGTGCCCAATTAACAGCTCCACCTGCAGAATTAATGACTGGCAATGGTACTTTTGTGAAATTGATTAAATCAGTCGAATATGCTAATCCCCATGTATAAGCGACCCAAAACTTGCCATCAATAAAAGAAATGCTTGGATCACGTAATGTGCCTAAACTATCGATTTTAGTTTTATTGATTGGATAAAAATGTTCATAATCATTCGACCAATATAAATCAAGGGCGTTAAAATTAGGCCCACCAAATGATGACATTAACGCTTTAAATTGGTTAGGTTGGTCGGTTGAATAATTTTGAGCTTCTTTTTGGTATTTTGCGTCAGATTCAGACTTGTTATAAAATTCACCATTTTTATACGCTTCATCAATTGCGTTAACTTTTGATTGCAAATCACGTAATGTACCATCAATAATTGTCACATAATCGTCTGCACGTTTTTGATCAATGTCGATGGATTTTTTGACAATAAAAATTAAATCGTATGTTGTTTGCTGCCCATCGGCAGCATTAAGTGAGAAATATGCCTTTTTGATTTTACCTGCTTCTGACCACAACGCATTAGGTACTGCATAATCGAACCGACCATTAGTAGCATCGGTTAACGTCACTCCGGCATTGTCAGCTACGACTGCTGTATCGTTAGCCGTTTTTGCAATCAGATTAACTGTTTGTCCTGTTAAATCAACAGCAGTTCCACGGTCTGTAATTGTTACATGCAGTGTAACAGCACCATTTTTATCACCTTGACGGCCTACGATGGGTTCTGGAATTGTTGAATTATAACTATCGAGTAAGATGTCATATGTTCTAATTGCCATCTACATTACCACCTTTGTATTCTTTGTATTCGTCATTACTAATTGTACCAGTTCCTTCTTCAATTTTCTTCACTTCATCTAACGTCATATTGGTTTTAACTAATCGATCATCTTCATATCCGCGACGCTTGGCCTTTAACTCCCATGCAAAATTAGCATTAGGCTCGTCAGATTTTACGACAAATCCATCTTCGTTGCGCGCTTCAACCCAAACATGAGCTTTACTATAACTTTGCAAAAACACTTGATATTTAATGTTGGTGTTTACAATGTCACCGAATATTGGATCAACTGGAACAACGACTTCACAATTGCTATCTGTGGTTGATTCTCCCATATCACCGAACCAACTTTCAGCCATTTCATACGCAGGCGTAGCACGCACACCATCACGTGTAACAGTGGCTGCGTTCTTAGTACCATTGTATACAGTGAAATTACCATAAACATCAACCCGATCATCATAAACATTTAATTGGTTAGCTTTACCGCTATTAGCACTAATTACTACTTGTTGTTTTCCCATAATCCAGAATGCGCTGTCTTTCTGACTAACGATATCTCCATCGGTGAAATAGTTACCAGATGAGTATAATTGCGCTTGAACATTCAAATTAGATTGGCAGTTTCCAAACAATTTATATTGTGGCTGGTCGATTGTTGATGTTTTTGGTATCTGAAATACCGCTCGTGACAATGATTGGTCTTTGTTAGATTGGTTAATACTGAATATATAACCAGGTGAGTTCCAAACCGCAAACCCGTTAACTTTTCCGGTAGCTTTATCGTTAGTAGCATAGATTCCTCCCATAGAATCGCCATCATTGAAATACTCCATATTACCTTTTTGCAATGTAATTCTGAATTTATCGACATCATCAACCGTATTGTAAGTGATACCATTGATAACGCCGGCAACAATATTACTAGCGTTAATATTCTTAATGTTGATGTTTTGTCCATCAATGCTTTCAGCAGTGATCGCTGTTTTAAATGTTTGCCCACCATCGGTAGAAACTCCAATACCGGCCGAGTTTAAAATAACCATATTATTATGATTATTTGTATCGACTGCAATGATACCTTGATCGGTAAACTTCAATTCAGTTCTAGCAGCCAAAATGCTGTTAGTAGCCAATTGCATTTGTTCGCTGAACCATGCGTCAGGTAATGTTGAATTACCATTCATAATGTCTGTGATTGTGCTAGTAGCAACCGATGAACTGACTGATTGTGTCTGTGCCATAGTTAAATCACCGCACGTTACATCAACCGAAATGCGTTCGCCATTTATATTATATGAACTGACAACCTTAATAATACGCACTTCATCTTCAAAACCTAACGATTCATCTACAATTGTAATTGAATCGCCAGCACTAGCCATTGCATATGGATAACCAGCATTTTGTAAATCTAACAATGACACGGTGATTGCCAAACTCCAACTATTATCAACTTTAGCTTTAACTGCAGCCAACAAATTATCAGCAACTTTGTATCGCTCATCATCAACCGGCTCAGCTTCAATAGTTCCAAATTTATCTTTATACATATCGTATAGTGGACTGTAATATTCAACCGATAACCGCGGTGACGTTTGATCGTCAACATTATTGTGTGCACCATAACCTACACCATAAGTTGCAAACGAGCTACTATTGGTTTCGATTTCAGCTTTTGCTAGGTTGAATCCTTGACGAACAACAGTTGATAGGTCAGATCCAATTTTGTTTTTGATATAAACCGTTGTTCCTTGGACTTCAAATTCGGCTGAAATTTGATTGATAATATCATTGAACAACGATAACTTATCTTTCAATCCCCAATTTTCTTTTTCAAACGCAGCTGTTGATGTTTCGTTGTTGTATGAATACCCAGTGTCTTTAAAAATAGCGTTTAAATATTCGCTTAACGGGTGTGATCCATTCCACTTTTCATGAAACGCCTTAATACTTAACGTGTAGAAAAACATTTGAACGGCTGAAAACGATACCGTGTTGTCTTTGTCATTATATCTGAACGTAACGATAGCATATTCTTCGTCATTGAATATCATCGTCCAACCTTTTGCAAGTTTTTTCTTTACATCATTGCCAAAATAAATCGTACCTGTTAACGATTTTTCACCATTAACACCTTCGGTAATCTTGATTTCAGTATCAGCAACATATTCGTTATTGCTAATATCTTTAAACACTGTCATTAATTAGTCACCTCCTATGCGTATAAATCCTGAAAGTTTAAAATTCTTATTTCACCTGCAATTGAACTTGAAATTTTGTTTGCAACTCCTGGCAAAAATTTAAAATGAGCCTTGTTAGTAGCTTTGACAATGCTTATACCATTTTTAGTATATTCATATCCGGAAAGTTTAAAAACATCTCCTGACACAACATTTCCAGGAGCAATAAAATCAGTCCCATTTAATGATATTTTTAAATTTGCACCTGATGCTTTAGCTGCAAACTCAACAATAAACCCTTGCTCAAGCTGACTGCAAATCACCGTGCCAGCATACGGGATAATTCCATTATTAATTTCTAAATCACGTGGCACACTCTCACCGTAAGGCAATTTCATCGTTGCAAACTTAGCGCTGATTTTATATAACACGTGGCCGCCATACGATCCAACCAATTCAGATTCTAACGAACTAGCATACACATAGAATCGTTTGTGGCTTGGCCGGTTTACCTGTTTGTCGAAGTAATCGCCGCTTGTTTCTCCAGGCCGTTCAAAGCTATTATCATTATCATTCTTTAATTGCGTGACATAATACCCTTCAGGATCTGATAATAGCGCATAAATTCTTTCACGCAAATATTCTTCATCTTCTAAATCATCAGCTCGGTAATAGCCAACGTAATCGATTGTTTTAGCTTCGTTCCAACCGCCGAAATCAACGTTACCATTGCGATACTGAATCTGCGTATTGTTACGTTTTACCGATGGCGAACTTTCTTCAAATGATGTTGTAATCACTTTATATCTACTAAGATAAGTACGCTTATCACCTTTTTCGATTAGTAAATCCATCTTTTCCCCTCCTTATAAAAATAGCCCGCCATACACTGGCAGGCTTTAATTCATTATACTACATTTTTAACTCATAAAAAACTTACTGCTGACTTGATCGTCTGCTTGACCTTGACTAACAATAGTACGAATCTTGTCGCCAACTAATTCGTTATGAATAACGTATGTTGGTTTAACCCAATTTTCAGTATCGATGTTTTGATCGATGCTTCCACCTTGATAGCTTGCGGCTTGCATTGATAGATCACCAGTTTTAATGTCACCAGCTACCGAATTAATACTGTCGGTTAATGTATCGGCCATGCTAGAAACATTGCTTTTAACGGTTGAAAAGCTATTCATTAACCCAGAATTCAAACCATTCATGATAGCATTACCAGCCGGAATAAGCAGCTTGGCATCGTAGCTAACAGGTCCTTTGTGTTGACGAATCCAAGATGCAATACCACTTACGAAGCTTTGAACATTACCCCATGCTGCTCGCAATCCACTGAAAAAGCTATCCATAATCGCACGTCCAGCATCTGCTAAAGAGAAATTTCTTAAAGCATTGAATGCCCCAACAATGCCACTAACAACGCCACTAGCGATACTGGAAAATCCACTCCAAGCGCTTCTAACGCCACTGACAATACCACTAGCAATACTTTGAATTGTAGACCTAATGCCATTCCAAGCAGCACTGGCAGCTCCTCTAATGCCACTCCACAATCCTGACATGAAAGACCTCAACCCATTAAATAGTGATTGTGCAATTGAAACAGTCCCATTAATTGCAGAACTAACTACTGACTTAATTCCATTCCAAGTTGATGAAGCTAATGATTTAAGTCCGTTCCATATCCCTGAAATTAATGATACAGCTCCACTCCATAACGATTGTGCAATGCTTACAGCTCCTTGAACGGTAGATGTTACAACTGATTTAATACCATTCCAAACAGACGAAGCAACAGACTTTAATGTATTCCAAATAGTCGCTAATGCTGATCCGATTGCGTTCCATATTCCAATCGCGCTTCCTGAAATCACTCCCCAAATTCCTGACAAAATTCCAACAAAACCATTCCAGATTGTAGAACCAGCGCTAACAATTGATGTCCAAACCAAATTTAAATCTGATGAAATCATATTCCATTGGCCGTCAATGAAATCAGCTAGAATTAGAATTGGCGCCATGATAACAGCTTTTAACAAATTCCAAATTCCTGTTGCCAAAGTAACAATCCCTGTCCAGATAGTCATAGCAGACGTGGAAATTCCTGTCCAAGCAGTTGTGAATGCTGTCATTATTCCCGTCCAAAGAGTTGTAAAGAACGTTGATATAGGAGTGAATACAGCCATTGCAACTGTTACAATGGCATTCCATATAGTCGTTACTACTGCTACAATACTAGTCCAAATTGTTGTTGCAACTGTTGATATACCAGTCCAAAGGGTTACAAAAAATGTTGACAGTCCTGTCCAAATTCCAGTAGCAACACCTACAATACTTGACCATATTCCGGAAATTGTAGATGTAAATCCGTTCCACATTGATGTAGCACCATTCGATATTCCAGCCCAAAGGTTGACAAAAAATATAGTCAACCCGTTCCAAACATCAGTAGCAGTCCCAACAATATTATTCCAAGTTGTCCCTAACCAAGTTGTGAAGTCATTCCACATTTTTTTGCCTGTTTTAGTTTGAGTAAAGAACGTTACGAGCGCGACTACTACCGCAGCTATCGCGGCTATAACAATACCCCAAGGGCCTAGCCCCAATAAGGCTGTTAACCCAGTCCAAGCGTTCTTTAAAACGCCAATTGCTCCTCCTAAACTAGACATAATAGTTATGATGCTTTGAATCCAGCCAACGACACTGGTAATTATTTTAATTGTTTTAACTGCCGTAACAAATGTTAGGATCCCTTTGGAAAGTGGGCCAAGCCAATCAGAATTACTATTAATCCAAGCAGTGAAACTATTAAGTGCATTTAAAGCTATATCAATACCACTTCTAATAGTGCCAAAAACAGTTGTCCATGAAATGTTACTAAAACTGCTACCCATACCAGAAGCAACATTTTCCGCAGTTGTAATAAGATTTTTTAATATTGACTGAATTGTTGACACTGTTTGTTGAATCCATGCCGCGTTAAATACGGACTTGAAAGATTTTCCTATTCCATCAATTGCACTTCTAAATGATGCGGAAGATTGATAAACTTTTGCCAATGCAACAATGAACACTGCAATTGCAGCAGCACCCAATGTCCACGGATTTAAAATAGCTCTGCCAATCATAGCCATGTTGCCTTTAAAATTGGTAGCAAATGTGCTCATAGCATTAGAGATAGTTAAAAACGAACCAAATGATGTTAATGCAACTCCAATAGCAGGAGATAACCCAATGAACCCTCTAACGACTTTTGCCATACTACCATTAGAAGAATTTGCCCAATTCAATGCTTGATTTACCATACCAATCATGGATCCATTTATTTTTTTAGCTGCTTCCATTGACTTGTTACGTAAAGATTCCCAATTACCTGTAACTTGTTCGATTGATGATCCAATATTTTTTTGCATTTCTGAAGCTTGATTTGACAAAAACTTGTTAGATACAGCACCTGAACTACTTGCATCATTTTGTGCTTTAGCATAAGCATCCCATGAAGTTGCAGTATTTCCAGTTTTATCTTTAACTGAATCTAATAACGGTAGTAAGGCTTGCATGCCAGCAGTGCCAACCATTGTTTTTAGAGCTGCAACCTTTTGACTTTGTGACATGCCATCTGTGGCCCTGGCTATATCACGTAAAATTTGTGGAAATGGTTTCATCTTACCACTTGCATCTGTAAATTTAAGTCCTAATGCGCTGATTACCCCCTGAGCATTGTCACTTGGAGCTTGTATAGCAATGATTGCATGGGCTAAATCTTGCGAAGCTCGTTGAGCAGTAAAACCTTTGTTAGTCATTAACCCAATTGCTTCGGTCATGTCACCCATACCATAACCGGCGTTTTTAGCTACACCCCCAATGTTGGCAATAGCACCAGACATATCTTCGATGCTTGCGTTAGACAAGTTAGCTGTTTGAGTTAAGATTGCTGCTGCACGTGATGGTGATTTAAGGCTTTCCCCCCAAATGTTCATTGATTGTTGAACCGTTCCAGCAGTCGTCTGTAAGTCAGCTCCAGTCGCAGTTGCTGCTTCTGCGATTGCTGGGAACTCCTTGGTGATCGTTTTAATAGATGCACCATCTTGCGCCATTGAAACCATGGCATCGGCTGCATCTTGTGCGCTAAGTGGTAATTCAGCACCCATCTTGTTAGCCATGTCTGCTAACTCACCAATATCTTTAGACGTACCACCGGCAATAATAGCGGCCTTGTTAAGTGACTGCTGGAATGTACCATAAGACTTTAATGCACTAACGCCCATTGCAGTAGTTGCTGCACCGGCCACAGTGGTTACTTTGCCAACTGTACTCATGGCACTGGATACTTTACTACCAAAACTCGATGCACTGTTAGTCGCAGACGTAGTACTTGTAGCCATGCGTGACATTGCCGAAGTATAACCTGATATATCAGCTGTAAAAATAGCTGCTACTTCTGCCATATATTATTCACCTCCGCGATTAAATAAATCGTTGATTCGTTTAAGCGCTTCAAGATCAGGCTTTTTACGGCCTTTTTTGTTTTGAACCACTTGTTCTTCTTCTTTCTCTAATTCTCTTTGCATCTTTTTGATTGTTGTTTTCGGTTTCTTAGCATTAGTTATCCCAGCATTGAACGCGGCCAACTCTAAATTATTGCGCCTCTCATCGATATTTTTTAAAGTTGCCCCATCAAGGATAGCCTTTGCTTCCCATAAATATAAAGAAAAAGGAATCTCCGGATCGAAGATTCCCTTACGTGCAAAGTCAATTAGGAGAGACTCTTCTTCATTTCTTCCAAAGTATCTTTGATCGCTTTGGCTTGAGTCTTCTCTTCCGATGTTTTTTGTGGAAGAGATGTCAGGTTCTTTTCCACTAAGTCTGTCCAATGTTTCGCGGCGCGACGGAAAAAAGACGACTTTTCAAGTTCTGATTGAAGATCCTTGTAAAGTTCTTCAAATTTATCACCGTCTGAATAATCACTGTCGATCAAGTCTTCAATTTCCGAATCCTTTTTATCAGTGAGTAACACGCGTAACGCATTGTATACGGCTTCATTTTCATCACCAGTTACAAATTGTAACCATAATTGGCTTGCACCATCTTTTGCGTCTGCTTGCGTACTAAGCAATGCATTCGCACGGAACAATGCTTTGAAATTAAATTTAACCTCGGTATTACCAATTTTCATATCTCGTTATCCTCCTAATTAAGCAGTAGTTACAGTACCGGCAGAAGTAGCTTTTAATGATCCACTAGTTGCGGTAATTGTGACTGGCCCTGCTTTTACTGCTGTTACTTTGCCAGAATTATCGACAGTAGCAGTCAACGGATCAGATGATGTAACTTTAACATCATCTGGGCCAGTGATGGTTAACTGGTAAGTAGAACCAGCTTTAACACTAAACGTTGATGGTGAAATAGAAACTGTCGTAGCAGCATCACTAAATTCACCGGTCTTTTGGCCTGGCCGTTCATAGTCGTAAAGTGCTTGTAATGACTGAACTTCAGCGTCAGTTAATGGGAAAGTGCCATCTACTAACTTACCTAAAATATTGATTGTCCAATCGATTTCGGAAAATGAATCTTCATCTGAAATGTCAGCACTATCAACGATACCATAACCGAACATTGCCGGATATGCCTTGTGGTCGTCTTCAGTAACAGCCAATCGTTTATCAACGATAACACGCCATACTTTGATTTGTTTGCCATCATGTTTAGCTTTGATGATAGTATCAGTCGCTTCATCACCAGGCACCATGTAAGACGTTACTTCAATCGAATCTTCGTTCGTTGATGGTGCAACAATCCGTCCCATCTTAGTTTGTTCATCAAGTGAATCACCTTCAATTGATGTATCGCCAGATTCTTGATGAGCCGGTAGAATACCAGGTGCACCGATCGGGGCATCTACTGATTGCAGAAAATACCAAACATCTTTACCACGATAGGGAGTATCTTTAACGAATTTTACACCGTTGTTAATTGATACCATGTTTTATCCTCCTTAAATTGTGAACGTGACTAAAAACATTGCTCGTCTTATGTCGCGTCCTGTACTTGTGTCAACCATTGTTTGCGTAGTTAGGCTATCCCAACGAATCGTCTTACTGATCGAATTTTTAACTTTATTCACCAATGATTCAAACTCAACGACAGAAATTGTATTCTCACAATATAAATCAATTTGTTGGCTAACTTGGTTAAGCGTGTCGATCTTAGTTGATCTGTCGGAATCGGTGTGAATATTAACATGCAAGAGTGGCAGAACATCATTGGCACTTGGCTGCGTAAATTTAACTTTTAGTCCACCAGCCGTGCATGTGCTTCTTAGGGCTAAATACCATTCCGATAATGTCATGAAAATTTCACCGCCTTTGCTAATTCGCGCTTGATTTCAGAAATGAAATACGGGTGCGCTTCGGCAACGCCAACTCGTATAAATGGTTTAGCACTCATTTTGTAAGTGCCGTATTCATTATAGCTTGAATAATCAGCGCGCGCAACGTATCGGCCACTAACTACCGAACCTGAAGCCTTAATATAATCAATGTCGATATTGTTGCGCATGTAACCAGTATCGACACGTGCGTTTCGTTTAGATACTTCTTGTGCTTTTGATAACGTTGATTTCATGGCAGACTTGGTGGCTTCTAATGATGATTTAGATGTAGCATTAAATTCATTCATTAAATTATTAAGCCCAGTCCATTTAATGTTAAAATCATTTGCCACAAATTAACACCATCACTTTCCGTTGGCGATATGAAGTAACGATCGATTGTTCAATTTCATCAATCAATACACGATTAGGCGTATCAACGTTGTTTTTTAAATGCACTTCATATGCCGTGGTTTTTAATAATCCATAAGTCGCCAATTCTTGAAAGTCCGTAATCGGGATAATTGTAGACGGAACATCATCAACGATTCGCTTGCTAACTTCACCAGTTAATTCGTCAACCGGCCCTGTTAAATAAATTAACGTCACTCGATCATTGTATCTCATTATACAAACCTCATTCCGGAGTTGCGACGCTTATATGACTTGCGGTATACATCTAGCACGTCAGAATATTCAGATAAAGAAGATGGTGTTTCCCATGTGTTAGATACGTTGCCTTCACTTGAAGATTCTTTTCCCTCGTCGCCAATCTTGTTATAAATCTGAATAGTAATATCTTTAATCACGAAGTCTAGCCCGTTAGATAATTCCGACTGAACTAATCCATCTTGATTGACATATGCCAATACACGTGCTTGCACATCGGCAATAATATCAGTAATCAGATCATCTTGTTTTGTATCTTCAATACCGATTCTTAGTTTGATTGAATCTAGCAATGCCATTTTATCACTTCCATTCCATATATAAATAAAAAGCGCAACCGTAATCGGCTACGCTAATTATATCATTTTTAAGCCTTGGTAACAGTAACGGCAACACTAGAAGTGAATGAACCACTAGTTGCGGTTACGGTAGCTGTACCTTCAGCAACGGCATTGATCGTGCCATCTGTTGTTACAGTTGCAATCAAATCGTTAGATGATTTCCAAGTAACGGCTTTAATCACAGCAGCACTATCATCAGCACTTTCAGGAACCGTGGTAACCGTGATCTTGCGAGTATCGCCTACTTTAATGCTGGCTGTGTTTTGTGATGTTTTAATCCCAGTCGCATTATTCGGCGCTACCCTTTTGGGGTTGCGGTGAAGATGGCTTTCTTGTTATCGTCTAAGATAAACGTACCGTACTTACCAGCACCTTGTAATTCAACACCAGCGAAGTCAATAGCTTGGATAGTCCGAGCAATGTTAATACCAGTGAACAAGCGTGCAATGTTATCAGGTGCGAAGATAACGGCCTTGCCACCCATGTATTGAGTAGGAACTTTGGTAATAGTGATCCCGCGGAATGATACCATACCGTTAGTATCGATATTAACGGCCGAGTTCTTAGCAGTGGTTACGTTAGCTAAATCGATAATAGCATTGTAAACCGTTGCAGTAACGTATGCACGAACCGGTGCGATAACTTCTAAGTCGGTGTACTTTTCAACTACCGATTCAAATAGCGTGTTAATGTCAGCAACTTGGCCTAAATCAGTACCGGCTGCAGCTAAAGCTTTACCCATTGCAACGTTGAATAAACGTGTCTTGGCTTGTGCTTGTAAGTTCAACCGATCAGCAACGGCTGCATCTAAGTCGTTGTTAACGGTCATCTGATCTAAGCCTTCATGGATTGCCCAGCTTGCAGTGTAAGGTACGTCGGTATCTGTGTAAATAACTTCTTTCATGTCACCGAAACGGCTTGACTTAGAAGTCCCAGTGCCAAATGCAGTGTTTGCATCAGTGCTATATTCACCAACCACAACAGCCATGGAGTTTGTCTTAACACTGAACGCAACAGCATTGTTTGAAATACCGTCTAATGCTTGTAAAGCACCGAATGTAGGCATGAATACGGACTGTGCTTGATAAACGGTTGATAGCAATTGTAAGAATTGCTTTGAATAAACGCGCACTGGTAAATTGTTATTAGTAGTTGCCATAATTTAAAACCTCGTTTTTTTATTTTTTGTATTGGCTCATAATCTTGCTAAATGGATCTTCAGGATCACCAAGCACGGAAGAACCGGTCGCAGGCGGATTTGATTGTACGGCTTTTTCCACTTGTTCCTTAACCGCTGAATCGACTGAAGCTTTCAACGTTTCAACAGCACTTTTAATCGCATCGGCATCACCTAACGCAATAAGCGAATCGGCCATTTCAGTAGGCAAGCCTTGTTCAGACAACAAATCTTTTGTGCTGTACGACAATTCGCGCTTGTTTAATTCAGCTTCACGTTGTTTGAATGCTTCTTCACGTTGCTTCTGTTCTTCAGCTAATTTATCGGCAGCAGACATTTTAGCGAGCTTAGCACCTTCATTTTTGGCGTCTTCGATTGCTTGCTTTTGATCAGCTTCCCACTTGGCTTTTGCTTTTTCAATCGCAGCAGCAGAACGTTTATCAGCTTCGGAATCAAGTTTCGCTTGTAATTCCTTTGGCGTTAAGGTTAATGTTTCTTCTGCTGGATCTGTTTCTTCGCCTTGCGGTGTTACTACTGGTTCTTCTGACATTGATAATCCTCCTATCCCGACACGGATAATTAATTTTGCGATCCCAATTACGCTATGCACAATCACGATCAATCAATTGTCCCCATCACGATGTTTTTTTATTTTTAATCGACAGCAACCCAACTACATAAACAATTAGGGTGTTCTGGAATCATTCCTTCCGCCTCGTTTAATGTATATTTCTTGCCATCGTGCGGCATGCAAATACGACAAGCGGCCGTATTGGTAACCCACATGACTTTAGTATATCCTAAATCTTTTGCGTTATCAATTCCTTGCTGTGCCATAACGCGAGCGCTTTCGGTTCGCAGCAATCTGCGTGCTTGCTTTTCATTTACGTTATACCGATCGCGAATCGCTTTGGTTTGTGAAACTGGGTTCGTATGCGTAAGCAACGCTTGCTTCATAATACGGTTAATATCATTTTTTAACGCATCTTGGTTTGCCCAGATCCGATCACTCCAATCGATTCCCTCAATCTTACCATCGACTAATTTTTTGATTGCTGATTCCGATACGTCAGCCTTGACATGGTACATTGAACTAACCTTATCAATTACTAACTTGGATTCGCTTTTAAGTTTATTAGATACATGGCTAATCAATCCAATCGCGACCGCAGCAGCAGCGACATACGCAGCGTACATAATCAATTCATCATTATTGGCCGGTGACTTAACAGATACGCCATTTTTAAGTGCCTGTTGGTTAACCATGTTGGTTAGTTCGCTGTCTGGTAACTGTGAATCGTTGGCTTTCGTATAATCTTCGTATCGTTCGTTTAACGCATACCAGAACGCAAGCAGGTCTTTCTTTGATCCATTGACGATCTTTCTAATCTCGGCATCACTCTTTGACTGATTAGCCTTGCCGTCCGCGAACTCCTTCATCATTTGGCGCAGTTGTTGTATTTGTTTGTCCGTCATTATTCATAACTCCATTCCGATCAACTGAATAATCACCGCTTGCCGATTGTTCTTTCATCATGTCAACAATGTCTTGTGGGTTCGTCACGCCAGGTAACTGCTGATATAGATATTTCTGTGGCAAGGTAGCTCCAGCTTGAACCAACGCTTGAATTTGACTAATGCTGTCGGCTGGCAAATTATCGCGGAATGTGAACGTCAATTCCTGTGGGTCAAACGTCCAATCGCCATGAATAGAGTTTTCAATGTTACTGATAATCTGATAGCGTGCATATAATCCACGTTCAAACATACGACGCTTAGTGCTTGCCAATTCGACAGTGCCTAATACTTTATATTGCATAGCAACACCAGAACTGTTACTTGCGAAATTCTCATCGGTTAAATCAGGTGTATGGCTGAATTTATGAATATCCCCCGCCACGCGCTTTTTATATGCTTCAGATCCCACCACATCATAGGACTTGTTAATGTATTTGGCGTCAACCGAAGTCTGTGTACCATTAACCGTCATTCCTGACTTCAGCAATAGCATGTTTGAATCTTTCATTTCCTTAATCAATTCAAGCTTATCTTTAGCAAGCTTTGCCATTGCATTTTCATCGTTAGGGTCAATTGTGCTCATAATATCCGACCCCTCGAACAAAGTATCAATATCGCCTTGGATAATCAGCATGGCTTCGTTTAAATCAGTCATGTAATTTGCTGTATCTGATTGTGCAGCATCATAAAGGTCAATCAACGGCAAAACATTTTCAAAGTCGCCCAAACGGAAATTACTATTATCAAATTCAACAACTGGGAACGTTGTGATCGATTTCGCTGTATCAACTGTCATTTTCCCCATGATTGGTGTCGGCTTATAAAGTGTATATGTGTCAGCAGTCCAAGTTTCAGGAACATAATTAATTGTTGACACTTGGTTATCATCTACCAATTCGATCTGGTGATAACGCACGGCCATGATTGGTTTAGGATCAACGTCAGTCGAATAAATGACGAACGTGTCCAGTGGATCCAGCTTAGCCAAATGTTCTTCATTATCTTCGCCACGATAGACATATTCATACGCCCGTCCGTAACGCGTCATATCCAAAAACAGATCATAGTTCTCTGCGTCAACATCATTGGCTTTATTGAACGTGTCGAATCCATCGTTATTACCATCATCAGGCAGCTTAACATTAATCGGATTACCAACTGAATAAGACGTTTGGAAATCAGCAATATATTTTGCGAACGAGTGGGTAGCTCGATGATCGGCCTTGCCATCTTCATGCCGTCTTGATTGTTTATCAAGAATCTTTCGGTTGTACCCCTGATAATAGTCATCCAACGTTTCTAATCGTGGCCGCTGATAATTGAAATGATGCGTAATAAATTTCATAACTTTATCAGGCGTTAAATTTTCCAATGATTCTTGGTAAATCAAATTAGCCTGCTTGTGTTTTGTTAAATCGTAATCCATGCTAAGCCTCCTATAATCCTAAATTCTTTAATGTTGATACACGTTCCTGATAATTCATATATTTACCAGCACGAACGAACATATACTTCTCAAGTGCATAGCGGAGGGCGTCACAATTATGCACAATAACGCCACCATTAACTGCAAAGTTATGGTGGTTATTTACATACATGTCGTAGACATCTTCATATCCGTAAAAATTAATTGACTTGATTTTCACGCCTTTTGGCAAACGAGAGCTTTGAGGCGCAACTACGTGAGCAGGTTTCTTTTTTTGAATATTTGTTTGCACTGAATTTGGTTCCACAGACTATACACGTCCTTTCTACATCATCAATGTGGTTATTTCTACGCCATTTTGACTTACAAGCGTTTGAACAGAAACGGTTGTGCCCATTATCTTGTGCTAAAAATGTTTTCCCACATTGCTCACAGACAAATTCCTTTTTGGCATACAATTTGTCTTTAGTCATCTCGTAATGTTTGAGGTGCCACTCATGGCCTTCGGCAGAAGCGTGCCATTTAGGTGCTGATTCAATCCCAAGTTGATGGAATTCAGAAAACCATTCTGGATTGTTTTTAACCCTTTCGACACCATGCAAGTGCTGATGGTCATGTGAGGAAAGACAGACAAGATTGGAAATATCATTGTTGTCTTTGTTTTTATCAATGTGGTGGACGTCATAACCGGGCTTTATTGTACCGTGATACTTTTCCCAAATATAGCGGTGCAATCGCTTAGGTTTTCTTTCCTTTGCAATAAATTGGTTGCACTGCCAATATCCACTTTTATTATCTTTTACAAAACGATAGCCGTCTACAATAACGGATTCCATAAGATCATCTCCCTACACACATTATACCATGTATAGAGTATCTTGGCGCATTAAATTGAGATAATCTCATCATTTTCTGTCAGATCGCCTAACTCTTTCCAACCGTTTTTGGTGAGAAACTTATGGTCGGCCGTTGCTTTGACTGTTCGCCCATCTTCTAATTCGATTTCAAATACCGCCGCGTGCTCTCTCGTTTTGCATACGTTGCTAAACTCGTCAGTCGTTACGTTTCCCGTTTCAGTGTCAAGACTATAAACGTTACCAGACTTACCCACTAGCTCACTGATTGGCTTGCTGCCGTTAGTGGTTTCAACTAATGTATCACCAGTCAAGCAGGCATGGTTATTCGCATCTTTCGGTTTGTTCAGCCAATTGCCCTCTTTGTCCTTATCATAAACGTAAGTGTTAAATTCCTCCATCAATCCTTTAACACGCGGATGCACAACGAATCGGTAAGACTGCATGTATTGGATTCCTTGAATAACACTGTCCTTGCCTTTACCTGATGGCTTGATATTAGGGACACGGTGCTGTTGTGATAATTCGACAATCATACGTTGTTCAGCACTATCGGCTGTAATTGGTAATCCGAACGCTTTATGGTTAGCCAATTCTTGTGCAATCTGATTAGTTAATAAATGTTGCTTATAAAACTCATCATAAATATAAACAATTCGGTTATCCTGATCAACCGCAATAAATTCACCAGCAGTCGGGTCATGTTTGAAACCGAAGTCCAATCCGACTGACTTAGGCAGACCAGCAATCTCGTCATAAGAGAAGTCACGCTGCTCAAACAATCCATCGAATACTAGCCCTTCAGCAATACCCCATTCACCGAGAACCGCGACACGTGCACGGTTAGGATTGCGCACGAGCATTTCTTTTAGTGAATCGACGTAAGCCTTGTCCAAGTAATTGTTATCTTTATACGTTGTTGTAAATGCTCTGGTGTTTGTTCGCTGCTTGTCTTTGTCAAAAAATTCAGACTTCAACCAATGGCGATCTGACCACGGGTTAAACGTTAATATCGACTGGTAGAATCCACGCGGATCATCTAACTCACCACGCAACGATTCTTCAACCGTATTAAATCCATCTAATGACTTCAACTCAAAACATTCCTCGTACCAAGCTCGACATAATTGGCCGACCACCGGGGTAATCGATGTAATCTTTAATGGACTATCCATTCCTCTGAAAAATATCTTTTGACCAGTAGGTTTATAAGTTACTTCCAAAGGTGACGTTGTCCATTTGAACAGTTCATATACACCTAACGATGCTGCAACCTTTTTTAAGGTAGCAAACGTACTATCTTTGTGAGTTGTAAAATACTGCCTAATCACTAGCCAATTTACATATGGCCGTGTGATTGTATCAATGATCACTTTCTCGGCAGCAGCATACGACTTCCCAGATCCACGAGACCCTTTGTAAACCAGATACCTATCTCGACTATTGAACATCGGGTAATACGCTTTAGAAACGATGTCAGGTACGTTTAAATCGATTGTGTTAGCCATTGTCATCACCATCTTCTGGAAGATGCACATTCACGACTACTTGGCTATCTGCTGAACCATCGGCCTGCTTAACACGCAGTTCGGCAAGTTCTGCATCCGCCTTAATTTTACGAGCGCGTTGCTTCTCAATTTCCTTACTCTCATTTTTAAGCTGACCGCCTAACTTAAACCAAAGCTCCGCCGCATTGACCTGTTCTTTAGTTGGGGCTGGCGAAGTCATGGTTTCGTCAGTAACAATTTCATCTTTGATATTGTCCCTTTTTGTAAAACTATGAGTAATCGGTTTGCCTGACGCGATTCGGTAAATATTCATCAACACTTCGTCTGCATCGTCAGATTCTTTTTGTTCAACTTTTTTGGTTTTACTTGAAATATATTTACTGATTCCAGCATTTTCAAGTAATTGATGTGTCGCGTTTTTAGCGGTTGCCGGAGCATACCCAGCATATAATGCTGACTGATAAGCATTGTGTGTTCTAATCCACTCATTGGCAAATTTACGCTGTTGAGTACTTATTGACTTAGTCATACATAATCACCCATTTCTACCACCTGCCACTTTCTTAATTAACTCCGGTCTAAATCCACACCATGAACGATCGGGAGTTTCAACAACCGGATATGATTGAAATCCCTGCTCACGGAAGCGCTGTATATCACTATTATGCGGCTTAACTACCTCAAAATCAACGTTTGCAACTTTAAATAGTCTTTCAGTCAACCGACATTTTGCACAATTTTCTGTATCATAAATTTTAATCATATAAAAATACCTCCGGCTTTAAATTATATCATGAATTGATTTTGTAATAAAAAACGCGTTTGTAAGAAAAAATATTACGCTTTCCAACATTTTTCTTACACATCACTTTCCTGCATTGTATATTAGACAAATCCCTATACATAAGTAAATAAACAAATATATTTTATATATACTCTGTCTCTTATACACATCTGACGCTGCCGACGAATAGCCTTG